TTTATTTTTTGCGATTTTTCGACAAGATCACGCACAAAGGCGAGGCGGGTAGTGTGATTACTTGGCACTGTGTAATTAGGATTTGCGTTTTTAACGCGGTTACAGTGCTGTAATGGGGTGTTATTATTATGTGTTTGCATTTGGGTCACTTGTTTTTTATACGCTTTAGACATAAAATAAAAGCTCGTTTAAGCTCTTACTTGTGTGCTTAAGCGCAAAACGGGCGCGCTGCAAGCGCCCGTTTTACCTTTCTTATAAGTCCTGCTTTGTTAAAAGCGTTACCTCGTCCTGAATGGTTAATATAACACGAAATGTGTTATCTTCAAGTTAAAGATCACGCCCACTGTTTAAGTGATGGTTTTTTAGGCTTTCACGCTTGAGACACAGTTAACCCCACACAAATTGTTCTCGCCACGTAAATTGGCCTGACTCGCTTGGTATATGGTTGGCAAGGGTTTCTAGCATGGCGTAAAAATCAAGCTCCATTTGCTTAAGTGTTTTAACGGTTGTTTGAGTGCCATCAATATTACTAAATTCAACTTCGCCCGTTTGCGTTTGCCAATCCTGCATTGCTTTCATGTTGTCGTTTATCAAGGTATTGGCATTTTTTAAGGCTGTTACCGTGTCCTTAAAATTAACGGTTGTAGGTATAACAATCGCGGGTTGTGTAGATTGGCTGCTATTTCGCCAAGGCTTAACAAGTTCAATAACAGGTAAGTTATTTGAATTTACGTAAGTACGGTTAATTTGAATTGGGGCAAAGTTCCCAACAACCAAAAAATCACCGTTTTGTATGTTGTCGGTTGATTCCCCACTATTAATAACAGCGGTATTAAAGCCATTATTTATGGTAACTTGGTTGGCTGTAAATGCGGCCATGGTTATTCCTCTTTATATATTTATTTAATACACTTTATTTCTATTTGCCCGTGTTATGTCAGTTATTTAATAATTTGGGGTCGGTTTTAATTTACCTAAATAGGAACATTCCATACTAATTCAGCGTTGTTAACGTAAGATATTAAACGTATATTCTCCCCTATTCTTAATACCCTATCCGCTAAAAGATCCGTGTTTGTGAGCCCTGCAATTAAAGTGATATCTGTTGGGCTTACCGCAGCATTCCAAGGCAAGTTAGTTAAGTTTATAATTTGCCCCGCATAGGCCGGTGGGTCTATTGTCGCTATCGACGCCGACGGGGATTGACCCGCTAATGTCAGTTCCTTGTGCTGGTCTATTTGAATGCCACCTGATTCAACCAAACCGTACTGTGTTCTATCGAAGGTATCTAAGTGCATATCAGCCTGATAGATGCTGCGAGTAGCGTTTGCAAACGTGCCTGTACTCCTTACACCATCACCAATCATTTCATAAGTATACTTTAATTTCCTTTTATCTTGGACGCTTGCAAATTCATCGGTTTTATAAATTAAACCTGTTTTTTTCATTAAACTGTCATCATAATTTGAAATATAAGCTTTCCAATGCACTAAACAGCTTTTTATAGTGGCTAAGCCCTCGCTTGAGGATCTAATGCCTGACATGCCCCCTTCAAAGCGTTCAAACGTTTTTTCATTCGTATAGGTATTAAGGTTAATAGACACGTTACCCGCTTTAGTATCTACGTTTAGTAAGTAGCTACCGCCTGCCCCTGTGTTGGGCAAGTTTATACGGTCAAACCATAGGTTCATACTGTGTACTGTTAAATCCGCTTCTTCATGGTTGATATTAAAATACTTATCCCCCCCGTTGCCGTAAAACGTTCTATCAGCATCTAATGGGTAAACGTCTATTTTTCCAATATCTATACCTATTGGCTCGTTTAGAGAAACAAGTCTAGGGGCTGTTTTCTCTTGATAAACCACAACTCTATCTACTCTAAAGTGTTGCTTTTTATCAGTGTATGTTTCGGATAAGCCAAAAGACGATAGAACAGGGGAACCGCTATTTTTTATTGTTATTTCTTTAATGTAGGTATTGCGAGCACCCGTGTTATATAGCACGGTCACTTCACCCGCTGAGGCGTCCGCACCATTACTTACATGTGTAAGGTGGTGTAAGGTGGTGTATTGTGAACGGTCTTGAAAAGCCCCTGAAGATGCGTAGGTATTGGAATGGTCATCATAGACAGTAATGTCATGAAACTCACACTCCCAAGCGTCTTGATGGGTGTCATACGCAAAGTTTGTTGCGCCTACTGTCACGCCTGAGTAAACATGACAACGCACAGCACCGCCGTATTTTCTAGGGTCAGGTTCGTCCGCGTCGATACTATCAGCGCCGGTTGTGTAGGTGTGGCGAACCTTGCCGCCGTTTAAGTTATACCACTCAGATTCTTGAGAACCATAATCGACACCCACGTAACCTACCGCATTTGTCGAAGTTTGATCTAACAAGAAATCTGCAGATATATCAATCATTTTAGCTCTATAGCAACTACGTATAGATAGTAACTGCCCTGGAAAGTACCTCGCATAAATGTTGGTTAATTCTGGGCGATAGTAGCCTTGAATATCTATAGCAACCGCAAAATCTCCGTTATGTGCAAGGTTACGCCCTACTTTAATATTTGTAAGCCTTAACGTTTTTTCATCTTTTAGGCGGCTAAGTCTAGGGTTATCTAAAGGGTCGTACCCCCAAATGTGGCGGCCTATACAGACAATTTCCGTTGCTGTTACAGACTCAACAACAAAATATTCTGCACACCGCTGCCGATCAAATTCTGAGTAAGGGTTAATATTCTGATTTGAAAAGGCTTTTATTTTATTGTTGGGCATTATTCCGTGCCCCTCAGGCACCGCAAACCGAGTCCGGCCTGCAGAAAAAGAAACGGTACTAATCTCGATGGCGGGTTCCAGATAATTAATTGCAAGAAAGCAGCGTTCATTATCCCCGTTAGAAACCAAACTACAGCCGTTTAAATCCATATCAACGTTTAAATCCTTAGGGGAAATAGCGTTTGATAAGTTAAACTCAACATTGGTTTGTGTTGTTTTTACCGGTTTCTGATAGCTTAAGATCAACTCAAATGGGGCTAAGCAATCAGGTAAGTTCGGGAATATTCCAAATTCTTCTAAATATAATTCTTTGTTTGGCATAAGCACGGCAACATACTCCGTACCACCATACAAATAAAACGAGTCAAAACCTGTCGGTTCCCATTGAGGATCGCCCTTTTCAGTTCTTGCAGCGCTTAAGCTTTGGCATTTATAAAACGCTCCTCCTGAATCAAATACATTATGGTAGCCTTGTGTTTTTACAAAGGCGCTGTTTCCCTCTGTTAATTCAACGGTTTCACCAGTTATTAAACGCATCTGTTTTAAATTTTCTACGTTCGTAATAGATTGAACATTACCAAGACTTGAATAACTATCAGGAATAGCATTTATAGCATTCGCTATAGCTTGAGCTGATAAGTTATAGTTACTCCAATCTATAGAATCTGCGGGGTGTGCGTTTTCGGCATCCCGATTTTTTAAGGTGTTGTGACTAAGTAAAAACGCCCCTCCCTCATTCGTAAAACCGCTTTGCTCCATAAAATGAGTAAAGGCCGCTTTGAAATTACGGGGCGTCACTAACGTTTCGTTGTTTTCACCTTCATACATTTGGGTATTTGTGGCTATTTCTCTTTGTAGGGAAACAACCTCGGGCAAGGTTTTAACTGTTCTGGTGGTGCCATTCGGGTGCGTAAACGTTACGGTGCCCATTTGGGTTTGCCAATCTACCATTACTGAAAAATTATCATTTACGAGCACTTGGGCATCTAATAACGCTTGTACGGCTTCGGCAAAATTCCCTGTCGTTGGTATAACAATGGCGGGTGCGTTACTAATATCTGCCCCACCCCATGGCCTTGCTAATTCAATAGAGGGCTGACCCGCAACAGCACTGCCCGTGGTAATAATTTCTTCAATTAAATTATGTTCAATAACGCATAAGAAATCACCACGATTAATTTTTTCAGGGGATTCATAACTATTGACTAAAACAATGTTCTGTCCCGTTTCAATACTGACTTTTGCGGCGGTATATGCAGCCATGATTAATCCTCTTGAGAAATTATTGATAGTTTTTGTGAAGGGTTTTGATAACTTCCTACATTCACTGCAGCATTAACTCGGCGGGTTATTGCTAACTTGTAAATTCGGTCTACGGTAGATTGCTTATTATCGGTATATGTAAAGGAACCGCTGGCCGACTGTTGTAAAACCCAATGCCACTGATTATCTTCTTGCTCATACGTGTTTACCAGTATGCTCCCCCCCCCAACATAGGATTGTGTTTGCCGAGTAATCCAGCTACTACCCACATACTCAGAAAGAACTATCGTATATTCTGGAGCTGAGGGTTGGGAAGGTGAATTACTGCTAGAACCTGTCGCCCTAGATGAAAACTGTAAGGAGCACACAATATTAATAACCCCACCGTTTGAGCCAAACGGGCCTATTTCCACAAACGCATCTGCTGATAAATCCGTAGTTGTAAGTGCGGTACTGTAGGTACCAGCAACAATAGAACCACCAAAATACCCATTTCCGCTGGTGTCTTTCCACTCGGTTGCATTGACTTTGGTTAGGGCATCTAAATCGGGTAGGCCGTTAACTTCAATTCTAGGTCCATACCAATACCAAAGATTGTCGGGGCCAAAGCCTGGGGCATACTCTATTTTCATAAAACTGCCGCCAATTAAATCAATACGAGGCGACTCAATGCGAGTGCCAGCCCTAAAAGCTTGACCGTCAATAGAACCAGTGGCAAATATTGCGCCGTTTACTTCGAGCGCATAACTTTCCCATGCACTGCCGTTGTATTTTTTGGTGGTGTTTACATTGGGGTTGCTGATTTTATAAATATTAACTACATCACCGTTAATGGGGGTGTTGTCAGGTACAGCACTGTTTGCCGTGCTATCATTCCATGCGCCGGTGCTTGTTCCTACGTAGTAAACACCCCCACGCCCACCGGCTTGCGCTTGTATATCTGCCGCGCTCTCAATGGTTGTGCCGTCACCTAATACCATCCGTCCACGTACTGTTTGCACAGGGTTGGCAGGGTCGGTTTGATCAAGGTAAATTGTCGGCACGAATACACCGTTTACCATCACACCTTGACGTATTACGTCGGCCACTAAGTCTAAGTTACTGGTTTCTCCATCGTTATAACCGGCCACACTTACCACTCGGCCATTGTTATCGAGCACCCACCCACCACGGGCCACCAATTCACCGTTTACTTTTTTAAAGACCTGCTTAAGCTCTTTAATACTTGCGCTACTTTCACCATCACTGATTTGTAAGTTAGAAATGTACTCAGCAAGTGGCCCTGCTACCCAAGATCCTCCGGCGGCAACACAAGCCACGGCATCACTTTCACTGGTAATATTTCCATCGGCGTCAACACAGTACCCAACCGCTGTGCGGGTGAACTCTTGAGCAGCGGCTAGGGCTTTATTAGTGTCATCTATTATTCTTGCAACCAGTGTTTGTTCTGTTTGGGAAAGTGCTTGAACGTCATTGGCTACAATCTGAGCGAGTTCATAAAAATTAGCCCCTGCGTTATTAAACTGGGCCTGTAAATCCAATCTAAAACTTGCGAGGGCTTCAAGTTCGCTCGCATTGGCTTGAAGGTCAGTTTGGGCTTGAGCTATTTTAGCCTTTTGAGACTCTAACTGTTCACCTTGCAAAAGCTGATTAGCTGAGAGTATGACATCGTTTAAATTGACGGTTTCTAAGTCCTGATCAATACCTTGTATTTGCACAATACTTTGGCGAATGCTGCCGTCTAGGGCATCTAACGTTTGTTCAACGTTGGCAAATTGAGCATCGACCCCACCCTCGGCCGCATTAAATGCCGTGATCTGACTTGTTATGTACGCCTCTGCGCCATTAATAAACTGCTGCGCATTGTTCGCTTTTTCAAGGGTTCCGTTTTCATTAAACGATTGTAACGTTGCACTTACTTGGTACGTTGTATCAAAGGTATTTAGTATTGCGTTTACGTTTGATTGCGTTTGGTACCCTAAATTGTTTACCCAATTGGTTGTTGCATATTGGGCCATTACACCGGTGGCCGCATCAATATCATTTTCAAGTAACGTTGCGCGGGCGGTAATGTCATTAAGCGCTAAATCGTTTACGCCGCGTTTACCCACTTCTATAAAATCAACGTCCACATGGCCTAGGTCGATTGTTAGTTGTGTGATCTCGCCGGTGTAACCTTCAATGCCACTTAAATCAATGTTTTTAGTTTCCCAGCTTTCGCCCTCGGGCTCTAATACATTTACGAGCAGCTGATCAGCGCCTAAGTAAATATTACCTAACCACGGCTGATCAGCTTGTTTTCTAAAGCGTAGGCGTAACATTGGGTTTTCGTCGGCTTGGTAGCTAAGCGTAGGGGTATTAACTACGCCGCTTAGCGTTACATACCCTAAAGCGTTATGGGTTACATTGCCCGTAAAACCCTCTGTGGTGGTGTTAAAGTGCCAGCTATACGCAGGGGTTAGCGCTTCAATGGCACCGGCTATTTCTGTGCGAACTTCGGTAAAGGTGGCGCGCTGGTTTATTTGGCCCGCTTGCACGACTAAATTAGCCTCAGCTTGGCTTATGCGCTCGTTACTGCCTGTTATGCGGTTGGCTTGTAGCTCAATGCTTGCATTAACACCGTCAATTAATACGTTTGCCTCAGTAAAGGCTTGATCTGTGTATGCAAAGGCACGGTTTACAATAGTGCCGTTTTCAGGGTCGATATATACGGCGGCATCAATTAAGCGCTCGTTACCTAATTGCCTGCGCTCGTACTGTTGACGCCAATTTGTATAATTTGCTGATAAATCAAAAATACCCTGTTCTATATCCGTGCGGGCTTGGCGCTCTAAATTTAGCTCATTAATAGTACGCGCGAGTACGTCGGGTATATTATCCTCTGTATCAGGGCGCAGGCGGTCTACTTGGGTGTTTATATCTTCGATAAGGGTTTGAGCGTCGTCGCTTAATTTTTGTAGTGGTATATCGTCGATATAATCTAATAAATCAGATAGTGACGTTTTAACGGCCACGTCTACCCAAGGGCTCACCCCTGATAAATTTTTAGTACGTACTTTAAAACTGTATTCGGTATCTGGCACAAGGCCAGTATAAATATAGTTGTAACCGCTGGCGGTGTTTGGGTTGGCGTTTGGCGAGGCTGTTTGGCCTAAAAACTGCCATTCAAACGTTGTGCCTAAACTAGCACCGGTTACGCTGGCGCTTAGTGTAATGGTGTTATAGGTTACGGCGTCTATATTTACGCTTGGCTCTGCAGGCAATGCCACACTAAAACCAAACGATACCCATGCGCTACGAAAACCAATTTTTGACGCGGCGCGCACGTCCATTTCGTAGTTACCTGCGTCTAATGCGGTGATCACAAACGCGGGCGTTACACTGGTTGTGCTGAGTATTAGCGCATTGTCTTTGTATATTTGTATATCAAAATGGCTGTAAACCGACTCCCATGCAACTTGCACATGGCCGTCATTTAGTAGCGTGCTGCTAAAATTAACAGGCGCGGCAATGTTACGCGGGTCGGGCAATGATGTGCTTGGGATCGGTGGGCGCACATTGCCATTTAACCAATTATAAATGTACGGTTGGTGCTCACGTAAGTTAAACGTAAATTGGCCGTTAGGTTGATCGGTTTTACCAATTAATCTAAATGGCTTATTTACCCACCCTAATTTTTTATGGTTTATAGGTATTACATCGCCTATGGTGTAACGCAAGCCAATAGGGGCCACTGTTGCAGTAAAACTTAATGACTCGCGGCTGAGCATAGCAAGTATACGCGCCATTTGGCGGGCTTCGTAATAATTGGTGCAGCTTGATACTTTAAAGCGATACTCAAGCAAGACGCCGTTATCTTCGGCCAACCACTGATCAGCCAGCTCGCTATCTGGCTCGGGGTAAACTGCATCTTGTTCGCTATAACTTAGCTCTTTGTCTATATACTCAACAATTACGCGGTTATAACGTTTGCTTTTGCTGCCCTCGTCATACTTTATTTTACCATCAAAATCATTTTCACTTAGGCTGTAAGGGGTGGGTTCGTCGTCTTGCTCTATGACCAACGTAAGCTTGCCGTTAATTATCGGCATTAGTGCGCGCATAGATTTAGATAATATTTCTGTATTATCTAGTACACTTTGGCCCGTATCGATAACCGCATTACATGTAAATAGCGGCTGGGTTTCTTCGCTGCCTTGAAATTTAGGCACGGCGGTATTGGCAATACGGCCGCCAACCTTAAACGAATCAAGATCGTATTCACTTGCTTGTAAATCTTTACCAAAAATAGGATGGGTTAAATAATCAAAGGTACAATAAGCAGGGTTTTCGCTGTATTCTGTTACGCCTGTTTCTAGGTTTCTAACGCGACGGCCTTTAATAATGGCGGTTGCGTCGGGTATTCCCGTAAATGGCGCGTTATCTCCAATGCTCCACTCTAAGCGTAAGTATGTACATGCTAGGCCATCTAATCGGTGATCTTTTGCTGCGCCATCCCAGCCAGCTGCTTTTAAATGCGGCGATGATAAGCCAGCCATACCGTTTGTAAAATTATATGCATACGCCCAGCGGCCGCCGTCTTTTGCGTTAAATTTACTATCGGTAATTGATATGTCATTTAATAAAATATCGTCGATAGACTCTACACCGCCCTCGCACCATACAATAATTACATGCAGCAAGTCGTTTTTTACGTCGTCGTCGTCATCAGGGTTGGTTGTGTTCATAAACACAATTGTTCCCTCGGTTTTACGCGTGCCGTAAATAACTTTTATATGCGTATCTGAACTAGCTTTAGTTAAGTTTGTGCCTGTTTGTTGCTTGGCTTGTTTTTGCTCTGGTATGAACCAGCTTATTATTTTTTTTAAAAGACTCATTTAACGCTGCTCTAATGTTGCACCACGGTTAAAACGATTAGCGCCACCACCGCCGCTTGTGCTAAGTGGTGAACTGCCCTCACGGCCCCAAGGAATATCGGTAATAACGGTGCCGCTAAATTCCATTCCCCGATCATTTGGGTAATACACTTGTTGAGATTTAAGGTTTGTTTTTCGCCCGCGCGAGGCTTCAAAGTCGGCCCATACCGAGGCGGCTTTTAAAGTCATTTTTGCTTCGCTTTTATCTTCATCGCCGGTTTTACCTGTAAGCAATCCGCGCCAGGTGATAGTTTTATAAACGGGTTGGTTTTGCTCGTTAAACCACACTTTGCTGATTGTTACGGGTGCATTGAGCCAATTTGAAGTAAAAAAAAGCGCCGTTATGGCGCTATCTATTGTGTTTAAATCTATGTTTATTTCGCCAATTTTGGGGCTTGATTGTTGGGTTATACTGGCTTTTGCTTGCCAAAACCCTGCGCGGTATTCGACCCCACCGTAATTTATATGCGCCCCTGCGTTTGTAAGGTTTAATGGGGTTTCTAAATCAATTGAAATTAGCTGCGCTGTGGTATGTGGCCCTGACAAAATAGCGATTAACTCGGCGGGTAAATCAATCATTTATAAACTCCACAAATTCTACTTTTACGGGCACTTCTTTTCCTTCGGTTGCGCGTAGCTGTATATCTTGACTGTCTGACTTTAAGCGCATAGTAAAATTAACGTCGGCCCCTGCGCTTAAGTCGGTGTTTTGTGCAGTACCAATGCGCAAAGGGGGCGTAAAGTACACGGTTCCTTGCCCCGCTCCATTACTGTTTAAGCTTTGCGTTACCATGTACACTTTGCTGTGGTTGCTAAACTTTATAAAGTCGCCCGCCTCGAATATTCCCGATTTAGCGCCAGGTAAATTATAAAGCGCGACGCTTTGCGCGCCTTGCAATGCATTTTCGCGCATGCGGGCTAAGCCGGTGCCCGTGCCTATTGGTGGGTAAGGATTAGCAAATAAACAAGGGTTATATTGCCCGCCAAGCGAGCACACAAACGAAAATAAACCCATAACATCGGCATATTTAAGTTTTGGCGTGGTTAGGTCGATGCCCCATTTGTGCATATAGCCAATGCGGTTTGTATGATCAATACCGCCTTGGCTTGGGGGTGTTTGTGTCTCGTCTAAGCTACGCAAGCGCGCTTGCTGGGGGAGCACGTATTTAGCGGGAAAAATTAGCATTGCATGCCCTTGTTAAATTGGTTGCTCGATTAGTTCTTGCATATCGGTTGCTATGCGGTTGCGGTTGGCGTCGTACCACTGATCAAACCCGTGGGTGTCCATTGCGCTAATGTTAAAGTTAGGGCTAATGGTTACGCCGCCTTGGCTTTGGTTTTGGTTTGCCATCATGGCGTACATTTCATCAATGCGCTGCGCGCTTTGGTTGGTGTATACACGCTCGCCTTTATCAAGCAGCCATGTTCCTTCGTCTGGTATTGCGTCGATACCGCTGTGCGCCATACCCGCCATACCTGCAGAAATACCCCCAATGGCGGTGGCCATTGGCATTGATACAGCAAGGGCTGCACCCATTGCGCCAGGTGCTAATAGCGGCCCCACTACTGGTATTGCGGCAGTTGCAGCAAAGGCGTTTAAGCCTGCTGTTAACGCCATGGCTTGCGCGCTGGTTGCCATGGTGGCCCCTGCGCTTACGGCGGCGGTTTTATTAAGCAGTTTTTCAATGGCCCACAGTGCCAAGCGCTTTGCACCCATTTCGGCAAGTGCGGCAATGGTTGATTTAACAACGCCTTGCATTACGCCTTTCATTGAATCTGAAAAGCTTTGCTGGGTTGTTACTGCGTTGGCGACTGATTCGCCTATGCCTTGGGTAAAACGGTCGAACGTATTACCCCACATTGCATCAAAGTCGGTGCTGGTTTGGGCGGCTTGTTCGCGCAGTTGATCCATAAACGTTTGGTTTTGTTCGGTACGAGTGGCGTTAAATTCTTCGTTTGCCTGCAGAGAAAGCAAGCGGTATTCATCTTCGGTTAGTTTTTTAGCTTCAAGGGCTAAACGCCATTCTTCTAATTGCACACCTAATTGGGCGCGTTCTTCGCTCCAATCGTTTTCGCGCATGAGTTTTTTAACTGCAAAATACTCTTGGGCTTGGGTGATTTGCGCTAGGTATGGGTTTTCGGTTTCCTCGGCTGGTTCTTCCGTTTCCCCACTAACTGCAGGTGCAACACTTGGGTTGTAATTTAGGGTGCTTACATACGTTTGTGCTAGCCCCTCAAAGCGGGCTTTGGCGTCTGCATACCACTGCTCAAGATTTTGTGAGGGAATAGGTTCCATCATTAAGTTGTGCAGGGCGGTTGTTGATTCTTGCGCCGATTTATAGGCGGCGGCTGTTTCCTCTTTGTCGAATAATTGCGGGGCGTCAAAGTTGCTTAACGAGGCTAAGCTTTGCGCCATTTTTGCGGCGTCGTCGTTAAAAAACCCTGCGGCGTCTAGCGCTTGCTGAATAGGAAAAACAACGGTTTTAATAATGTGTTGGCCCAATGACGTCATGCCGCTAAGCATGGCGTTTGCCCCTTCCATTACCAGTAAGCGCAGGCCGTTAAAACTGACCTTAAGTGCTTGCCAAATAACTTGAATACCGCGCCATGCATTGCCGACAAAGCCCGCGCCTTTTACCATGGTGCCTACTGCATCGGCTGCATAACTGCCCATGCCGCCTGCCTGTTTGGCGTTTTCTAAAAACAAATCAGCGAGTGAGCCGATCACCGGTGCGGCCTCTGTTGCTAGGTTTTGGCTAAAGCTGCTAAATACTGATTCGGCTCGCTCTATTGAGTCGTTGGCCATTTCTACTTTGTTTGCATCGATACGATCAAGACTTATGCCAAGGGCGACGGCCTCGGCTCGCATAGCGTCAATGCCTGCGGCTCCCCCTTCAATTACTTTAAGCATGCCGGTGCCTGACTTACCAAACAATTCATAAGCTATGCGGGTTCGTTCTGATTGGCTTTCTATACCGCTTAGGGCGTCGGCCATAACGCCTAATTGTTCATCAGGTTTTAATTTATTTAAATCTTGGGCGTTAATTTGTAGCGCTTTTAATGTGTCGGCAAGTGGTCCAGTGCCTTTAAATGCGGCATCGGCTGTGCGCCGTGTCATGTTTTCTAAGCTTTTATCAAGGTCTTTATTTGCGACCCCTGACAATGCGGCAGCATGGCGTAACTCAGTTAGTGCGCTGGTTTGTATACCTATGCTGTCTGAAAATTTGGCGGTTTGATCAATCGCGGCCGCTTGTTGCTTGTAAATACCCAACAAAGCACCCACCACCACGCCACCGGCTAATAAGCCCGCTTTGGCGTAGGTGTTCATATTACTGCGGGCGTTTTTAGCAAAGCTGCTTACACTTTTACCCGCTTTGGTTAGCTCTTTTCGTAACGTGGCGCTGTTACCGCCAATTTGTATATTTAAACTGGCTAATGTGCTCATGCTGGTTTAGCTCCCCACGCTTGAAGATATTGTGCTAGGTCGTCGGGTGGTAACTCGACGGGTTTGTCTTTTTTAGGGCTTGATTTTTCTTGCTGCAGCTTTTTAAAAGCGTAGATTTCGGCAAGCTGGCGGTGTGTTATTTGGCTTTCAAGTTCAAACGGGGTGCGCCCTATTTCCGTGGCGTACGAAAATAGGAAACACCGCCAACCGTTTGCTTTTAGTTTTTTGTTAGTTCTTCAATGTCGGCATCGGTTACATTGTTTAAACGCGAGGCCACGGCAAACATTTTATTAATGGGTGCGGCGGGCATTTCGCTTAGCTGCTCTAAATCATCCATAGTAAACAGCTTATTGCCGTCGGCATCTTCGGCGCTTTTAATAACCATAACCGCTTTTACTGAAATGTCGGTTTTCATTTTGCCATCAGAATTAACGATAATTTGCTCAAATTCTTCGTTTTCTTTAGCTGTAAGCGCTTTAATAAATACTTCACCAAAACCACTGAGGCTTACCGGTTCGCGGTGTAGTAC